GTATTTCTGGAGACACTTACATTAACCCTTTTGAAGAAAGTTCTGCAACAAACGCTAATGCTAGCAGCAGCACAGAAAACCCTTTTGCTATAGCTCCTTATGCCGGGACAATTAAAAAAATAAAAATTGTAACAGCAGACACTTCTTTAACTCATTTTACTGATGGCGCGAGATTTGAAATATCAGTTGTGAACGCTTCTTCTGGAGGAACAGACGAGGAATTAGATTGTTTTTCTGATACAGCAAATACGGCTCCATCTACTTTGCCGACAAATGGCGTTGTTGCTCAGTTTAATTTAAATAGCATTTCTAGTGCTGGAAATGTGTATACATTCACAAGTTTTTCAGGTAATGCAAGTTTTGCAGAGGGTCAATTAGTTCAGTATAGAATTTGTCAAGCTACGGGTCCAGCTACAGACATTAATTGTACTATCATGTCAAGCGTATCATACACAGTAGATTAAAATGGCTAAATTCATAAACTATAGAAATATTGATTTTAAAATCAATTCTCAGAATTTTTATGCTTCTCAAGTAGGCTTGAGTGCTAGCGCTTCTGTTGATGCTGTAGTTTTAAGTGATGGGTCTTTATTAAATTACGCTCCGAGTAGTGCTGTAGTCGGGAGTTTAGATTGTGAATTTTATTTAACTGGTTCTTTGCCTTCATTTTTAAATATAACAGGAACAGATGAAGCTGCAGTAAATGTTAGATTTGCAAACGTAAATATAACTGGAGCTTATCCTAAATCTATTTCTTTTAGTGTCGAGCCGTTTCAACCAATTTTAATTTCAGCAAGTTTTGATTGGTATGGAAATGTCAAAGTAGAAGATTTTTCTGAGCAACCGGTGATAAGTCGATTGAGAAAAGAAGTGCCTCAATATATAGCTAATGCTTATAAATCTTATTTAGATAAAGAAAGCATTTTTGGAACTTCAGGTAATAATGGTAGCAGCGGCAGCAGCGGTGGAGCTGGGCAAGGCTTAGATGCTGTAGGGGATGTAGTTAGTTTTTCTTATTCTTCTAGCTGTGACAGACCTTCATTTTTTAATGTAGAAGAAATAGTTCCTTTCAGGGTGGCAAAATTAAATAAGCAGTGTGAAATAAATTTAAGTTCAAATAATTTAGGTAAATTGGTATCCATAAATGGAAAAAATGCTACTAGCACAATTTATTTAAAAGATTTTTATGGAACTTCTTTAAACTCTTTTCAGGTAAGCGGGGTCTTATCTAATCAAAGTTACAATGTTTCTAATGGTCAATATTTATTAGCAGAAGCTTCTATTCAACAAACAGTAACAGAAAGAAAGACGTTGGTATAAAATGAGCTATATATTATCAGGGTTAAACATTCAAAATATTGCAGAATATGATTATTCTCAATCATACAACAAATATGATATTATAGATTTTCAATTAAATACAGAAAAATCTATTTACCCTAGTTACACGGGCCTTGGTCAAACTGGATTATTGTTTTGGTTTAATAATGAATATATAGATAGTTTTAATTTAGGGTTAGATAATAATGTTACTGGCTGGAAAAATAAAGTAGCTCAATCCGAAAATGAAGATAATCAATACGCAAATTTATTACAATTATCAGATGATGAATCTTTAAGACCTTTTGTTAATTTTAATGATAATTATATTGAGCTATTTGATGATCAATTTTTGAGTGGTTCTGGTTTTGATTGTGTTGAGAGAACAACTTTTATATGTTTTAACGCATCTAATAATTCGGATAATAATTCAGTTCAGAATATTATTCGATTTGATAGAGAAGATGGATGGGCATATAACAATTTCGGATCTGGTCCTTCAGGATTTTTAAGAGTCAGCGGTGAAGATGCTGTAGGTCAATCAAAAATAATAGTAGATGAAACAGAATTTAATGCGGTTTGTCCGGTTTATGATACGCACAATATAATAACTTTAGTTCAAAAATCTGGAATCTCTGGAAGTTCAGGTCCTATTATAACAGTAAGGCAAAATGGTCATCAATTAGGTGATTATGAAGATTATTATTCAGGTTGGAAGTCGGGATTCATTAAATTAGGAAATACAAATAATTCTAACGGAGTTAAGTATTACGATATCTTTTCTTTTAGTGGAGTATTAGGCGAGAGCGATCTTGATTCTTACGAAAAATATTTATTTGAAAATTATTTTGATTCAGATGGTCTTTATTTCGCAAAGAAAGATGTACCAGCTGGATTTTCTAAATCTCCTCTAGGTTATACTGGGAGTGATTATTGGACTCAAGATATAGATGATTTATTTAAATTGAGTTATGGGTCGTCAGTTGAGTTTTCGGCAAAGTTGTCGAGATCTAATTTTGGTGATGGCTATCAATCTAATGTATCTAGAAATATAAATAGTTTAAATACTACGCTTAATTTAAAGTATGATGGACTTACAGATACTCAAGCAAAGTGTCTTATAACTTATTTTGAAAATACTCCAGAAAGAGAAAATAAGAGTATCTATGAAGGTTACAAGGGTGTTGATATTGATTTATTTCAACCTTTTAAGAAAGATGCAGAAGTTTACTTTTTAGATATAGATCATTCGACACCTTATAACAATATAAATAATATTTCTATAAAAGCAGAATCTTTATATGATAGTAATTTAGATTATAAAGGTATGCTTGTTCAGTTAGATGAATCTAATATAAGAACTTATTCTAATGATTTAGTTGGTTTTGATTACAATGATGTTGTGTATGTTGAGTCGTCAATTTATTCGCAGAGAGGATATTATTACTATACTGGAGCAAAAATTGATACAGCTATTGAAGAAGCTAATGCTCCTTTAGGTAATGATTCTCACTTTACAAAAGAATTTTATTTTAAACAAGATATTGAATATAGCGTACCAGAGCAATTGAGGTTAACTGCAGCCGAATACGAAGCAGCAACAAAAGAGTATTTAAAAGATGGTATAAATTATAATAATTTAGAATTTAATTTATCTTTTTCTAGTAGGTCTAATAGAGAAGCGAGGGCTATTTTAAAATTTTTAGATGATAAAGCTGGATTTAAAATATTTAGATATACTTTGCCGCAGCCTTATAATAAAGAGATAGATGTTTATTGTCCAGAGTGGAGTCATTCTTATAATTTTTATAACAACAATGATATTCAAGCAAAATTTATACAGTTTAGAGCGAAGTCTTCTGTAGTAACAAATTTCGACACTCAAATAGAATTTGTGAGTATATAATATGAGTACTGATTATAACGTAGGAGTTTATTTAAATCCCGTGCCGACAGGTTTTGGGAGTTATACTGGTATTTCTATTTTTAATAGATCTGATAAACCTGTTAGCTATGTTGCTGAGATGTCAGAAACATCTTTATTTACTACAAACAATGATCCATTGCCAGATACTGATGCGGTAGATGATAATTTATATGATACTTTATTTGTAGCTTCTGATATAAATAATGTGGATACATCGATTAGCTCCGTTTCTCTTAGTTTGGGAGCTGGTGAATCTGGTAATATTTATGTAGCCCACAAGCCTTTTTCTACATTTTGGCCCACTTATCAAACAACTGGAATAGAAACTGCAGACCTAAGTATCATTTCTCAATCTTCAGAAGGGGATTTAGATTCAGCAATTACTATAAAAATAACAGGGCAAAGAATTTTAGATCCAGTAAATCCAACTAAGCCCGGAAGATTTTTTGCTATAGAATCTTATAACGAAAAAGATGGATACAATTTAGATTTCAAATGGCAATTATTGAGTGGTCAGGCATTTGTCTCTGGTTTTAAAATAGATTTATGCAGTGATTCTAGTTTTTCTGCTCACGTTGCTGATTCTCCGTACGATATTCAGGTGGCAAAAAATACAGAATCTTCTAAGCCTCAATATTTAGATTATTATAATTACGGAATAAGAGATTTTTCTTATAAAATAAATAATCTTCCTACAGATTCTTATATTTATGCCAGATTGATTGCTGTGAATGGTGTTAATGAGAATAGTTCTTATACTTATTGTACTGGTTTTAAGCCTGACGATACTAATCCTATAGATAATATAACTTATAGTGGGCTACATCCTAGTCCCGGCGATAATTTAGGTTTTGGGACAGATTTTTTAACAATAAATAAAGGCATAGATCAAGAATATGAAATAGATTTGGCTGAGATATTATACGAAGCAAATAACAATTCATATGATTTTACTGCTTATACAGGAGTTGTTTTAAATTTTTATTCTAATTCTGACGCACCTAATTCTAATAGTAGAATTGACTCACAGACAAAAGGGGTGGCTGCGATAAGATTGAAAAAGCCAGAAGGTGAAAATTTTATTTATTCGGTTAATGCAAGTAATAAGTTTAATTTAGTTTTGAATTTTGAAAATATTTCTATTGCGGGTTATAATGGCGAAGGCGCTGAATGGAATGGAACCGCAGTTGTGAACGCAGAAGATGGTGGTCCTATTTTTGATTTTGATAATTTAAATTATGCAGCAAAAGTTTTTGATTACTATGTAAATAAAGATAAAGATAGTGTTTTTTATGCCGGTCTTGGGGGTACTGATGCTTACAAAACGAATGTGACAAACGTCGGAGCTAATATAGCTAATGGTGAACAAAATAATTCTAATCAAAGTGATTTATCTAATTATAATGAGATACCTTACCCTTCAAATGAAGAATGGAAAGATGTTCAAGGAAGAGGGTCTGATGGAAAATTAATTGGTACTTCTGGGTCTAGCGGTAGTGCGGGAAATTTCCCTAATGTGTATTTAGGATTTTCGGAGAGAGATTCAAAAACGTTTTTACCTAGCTCAACATTTTTATTTAGATTTAAAACAGAAGGAATATCTGATTCTGCTGGAGCAGTAAAAAGTACTTGGGATTCTTCTGCCGGAAAAACAATTCAGTTAAAAAATAGTAGCAATGTATTAACTGTAAGAGAAGCTTATGGTAGAAAATTTTATGAGTTAACTGGAGCGGCCAGTCAAGCTAATGCTATTCAGGCTTTTAATAATAACTCAAATGATCTTCCGGCTTTTTGGGGGTCTTCAAGCGGTGTTGATTTAAGGCCAAATTATACAATATTAGTTTTTGCTTTAGCAAGAAAACAATTAAAAAACAATAGTTATGTCGATACTGTTAATGAAATGTTAAGTAAGGATAGATGTAGTGCTATTCATAAATTTGTTGATGCAACATATTGGGGTTCAACGCAAGAACTTTCTGAGGATTTTTGGGGTATGGAATCAGCGCCTTTTAATCCAAATAATTTGATATACAATTTTTATAGATCTCCTTTCTTAAATGGAACTAGAGCTTCTTTTGTGGGGTCATCTTTAAATACTCCGGCTTTTGTTTTACCCGGATCTTATCAAGAATTGTCTGATGGAAAAGAATATTCTACAGCAGAAAGAGATTTTTTCATTTATTCTAACCAAATGGAAGTTAATTCTGATAGTAGTAAGTGGCGTAGCAAGTTAACAATTGATCCGCAAAATATTAATTCTAGAGAAGTAGCTAGTCATTTTGTTTTTAAAGATTTTAATTTAGCTAAAACTCCTAATTTTACGACAGTTGATAATGAAAAGTTCACTTTGTCTGATTCGACTGAGTTAGCTGCTTTTGAATTATTTTTTGTAAAAATGCACTCAACTATAGGCGCTCATCAAGCTAATTTGGTTAACACATCAAGCAATTCTATACAAGCTCTAAAAAATGAAACTTTTATAAATGGAAAAAAAGTTTTTAATAGTTATTTAGGTCTTCAGTCAGGCAAAAATGTTCGGGAAATGTTAATTCAATTAAATAACAACGATTCAGATTCAAGCGAGGACACTAAGACAAGATTATATTTGTTTGATTATATTCACGGAGCTGCAGCTGATGTTCAGAAAAGAAATCAAGCGTCCGATTCTATTATGGAGTATTTAGCTAGTTATTACGCTCCTTTAATTCTTAAATCTTCAAGCGGAAGATTGCAAGTAGCAAAGCATGATTCTGGAACTAATAGTCAGCTATCGTTTGGTTTACCATTAAGCCATAACTTTTTAAATCTATACTCGAATTAAAATGTCAAATTTATTTTTACTTAAGAATAGCGAAATCATTGACTTGTTTGAAATTAAGTTGAATGATTTTGAGGGTTATCTTTATTTTCATGGGTCGAAAAATTTTAATAAGGATTTAGTTTTTCAAGGCCGCTCTTATTTATATATTCCGTGTGAGATGTCTAATTTGCAATATGATTCAGAAGGAAAACAAAATAGACCAACTTTTAGTATAAGTAATGTTAATAACTTTATTAGTAATATAATAAAAGATAGAGGGGATTTGCTTGGGAAAGAATTTTATAGAAAAAAACTATTAGCTAAAGATTTAGATGCTGTGAATTTTGGTGGAGAATCAAAAAATCCTTTGGGCGTTTCTGGGTTTAATGAATTCATATCTAGTGATAAATTCGTTATAAATAAAAAGAATTTAGAAAATAAAGAAAGAGTTGAATTTGAATTATCTAATATTTTAGATATAGATGGTTTAACTTGCCCTTCTAGAAAGGTTTATAATAATAGCTGCCCTTGGCAATATAGGGGTTATGGTTGCAATTATGGTAAAAATTTAGGGTATTCTGGGCCTTACGTTAGTGTTTTGGAGCCAGCTTACACAACCTTAGAAGGCGTGGTTGCAAGTTATGATGGTGGCAGCGATACTATTCGGGAATATCTTGGGTCTTGGTTTAATTATTCAGGCGTTACAGTTTCAGAAGATTTCTCTCAATATGTAAAGTATTTACAAAATTTCGGACCAGAAGTTATTTATAAATATTTTAAAACAGCTACTGCTTGGGAAAATAAAGCCGGAGATATAAATGCTTCTGCTTCGGGTGATGTTTTAGCTAATATTAATACTGATATAACTTGGACAAGTACTCTTGGTCCAGTTGTTTATTACAACACTGGAAGATTAAAAAATAATTATGGAATTTGTCCTATTTTGCCAAATTTTGGTGACTCTTTTGATCAATTCCAAAAAATACAGTTGAGTTATGACTTTAGCGGTAAAGATTTAACAGTGTTTTATATAGCTGAACCAACTAACGCTTTTGCTGGATCAAATAGCACATACACTCCATGGAAAAAGAAAGGTGGATATTTTGTGAGGGGTTTACAAACAGAAAATTTAAACACTTTTATAGGTTATTCTGGAAATAGGTCTTCTAGCGTATTAGATAAAAATTCTAAATTAGATTCTGTTCAAATTAAAAATACTAATAATAGAGCTTTAGGATCAGAGCACCCTTTGGCAAATAATGTAAACACTCCTATAATTTATTCTTGCTCAATACCTAAAGATAATTATTCTGATATATCAGACCCCGGCGATATAAATAAAATTAACTTATTTAAAAATGGTTATAAAATATCTTCTTTGGAGCCTGAGTATGGGTCTGGCTTAAGTCATGATATAGAAAATTTAGGATTTAATTCGAGCACCAATACATCAAGCCATATAGTTATATATGAAATAATAATATTTCAAAAACTTTTATCTGAAACTCAAATTAAATCTATTAATTCATATTTAGGTTATAAATATGGAGTTGATGTGAATGATTCTGAAATAAGTAATTCTTCTTTTAAGCCTAGTAGTGAATTTTTCAGTGGCTTTGAAGACGGAAATTTAGGAATACCAATAGCAGACGAAAATGATAAATTATTTCTTAGAGACACTTCTGAAGATTTTAGGTATTATGATTCTTATAATTTTCAAGATTTAATTTATAAAGGAGATTATAATAGTGAGATTAATTATCAAAGAGGTGATTTTGTGAAGATTGATCCTGATATAAACTTTGATTTCACAAAAGATTCTTTAACTCAAAATTCAGAATTGCCTTCTAGATTTTTTATCTGTATTTCTAAAGATGGGTCTAAAGGCATAGATCCCCTTTCTAATAGTCAAATATGGAAAGAAGATAAATGCTCTAAGAAATTATCAGGTTGTTTAGCGAGATTCAGGGTTAATCAGACAGATAAAAGTCAAAAAATTCCATTTGGTGGCTTTCCCGGCACAGTAAGTTATGACTATGAATTACCTAGCTAAAATAAAAAATAATAAAGTTTTACTTAGTGTTTTAAAAGAAAAATCTTTGAAATCTAAGAAAGAAATTTGTGGGTTTATTTATAGAGAAAAATTTATAGAGAAAGAGAACATTCATCCTGATCCAGTAAATTATTTTTTGATTTCTCCTAAAGAATGTATTTGGCAAGATGATTGTGTGCTTTTTCATAGTCATCCTGCTCATATAGAGAGAACTGGATTTTCAGAATGGGATTTAGAGAATCAGTATTTTTTTAATATGGATATGCTTTTATATAGTGTAAATAATGATGAATTTTATCACAAGGAGAAATAATGGTCGATATAACTCTTAGAGGAATTTTAGGTAAACAATTCGGTTCTGAATGGAGGTTAAATGTATCATCTGTTTTAGAAATATTTGAAGCTATAGAAGCTAATACTTCTAAGGTTTCAAGATGTTTTTATGATTTACAAAAATTTGCAACACATTTTATAGTTTTTATAGATGGCAAAGCTATGCCTTCGTATCTTTTAAATAGTAATGTATTAAAAAAAAATAATAAAGTAGAAATACTTCCTATTGTTCAGGGGTCTGGTGGTTTAGAACTTTTTATTATAGGAGTGCTTTTGACTGTGGCTTCGATAGTTATAACTAAAATGATGAGTCCAAAAGCGCCTAAAGATGTTAAAACAAATTCTACAATTTTAGGAGGAATTAGAAATGTTACAGCTAGAAATATAGTTGTTCCTATCGGTTATGGCAGGTTAAAATTAGGTAGTGCGGTTGTTTCTAACTATATTTCTATAAATAATTTAAGTTCAACTGCATCAGGTCCTAAAAATGAAGCTGGAGATTATGTTTTATCTCCATATCAAATAAAAGAAAGTAATTAAATATGTCATGGGTTGGTAATATAACAGCTTTATCACAGTTGGTAGAAAATCCTAAAACTAAATTAGAGAGTGATGAATTTTTATCTTCGGTTGATTTAATCTGCGAAGGGCCTATAGCTGGGCTTGTTGATTCTGATGGAAATATTTTAAAATATTTATCTAATAAGGATTATTCAAATATTATTTTAGGTAAAGGCGTTTACTATAACAATGTTCCGCTCATAGATTCAAAATTAAATAAATTTAATTTTGTTACTCAAGGTTTTAGTATATTTTATGGTTCAGAAAATAATGATGGTTTTTATGATTTTCCTTCTACAGTTTTTAATTATAGACAAAATTTATTATTGAATGAAAAGGATTTTGCTCATGTTGAATATAATGGGGGGCAGTGGCAATCGATTCCTAATTCCAATTATGGGTTTGAGGCTGCTAAAAATTTCACTCAGAAAACATCTTATATACATTTAGAAAACGGGATAATTACTAAATATGGTTTTTTGGAAGGTGGGATTACTTCAAATAGCAGTTTAAGCGCTGGAGATATTGATGTTTTTAACAAATGGCTTGATAATATTAAATTAGCTAAAAACTATTGTAATCCTTTCATTCATGAAATAAAAAATCGATTTGCGGATCAAATAACTGTTAATATTTCAGCTGATCAAGTTTTTAGATTAAGTGGGAACGGTAGCACAAGAGAAAGTCAAATAACTTTTGTTGTGGAACTTTTTGAAGATGGAACAAATGATTCTGTTTATATAACTTCTAGTATAGTAGGGATTTCTAAAAGTAATTATGTTTCTGGTATAACTTTTGATTTAAACCTAAATCCTTTCCTTAATAAAAAATATTATATCAGAGTTTACCCTTTAACAAGAAAAGTAGCTTATGATGATGCAAAGTTATCTTTGCTTTTTGGTGTTTCTTCGATTGTTGAATCGATGAAGAAGAAGGGAAAATTTTGTTATCCGTATTCAGCTGTAGTTAAATCATCTGTTTCTTCTAAGCATTTTAAAAATGATCCTGATAGGACTTTTGATTTGAAGTTACTTAAAATAAAAGTTCCAAATAATTATGATCCAGAAGCGAAAGAATATTCTGGTAATTGGGATGGGAATTTTAGTAATTTTTTAAGGTGGACAGATAATCCTGCTTGGATTTTTTATGATATTTGTACAAATAATAGATATGGAGTTGGTAATGGGAAGGTTTTACTAGAAGATTTGAATAAATGGGAGCTATATAAAATAGCAAAATATTGCGATGAGTTAGTTGTTTCTACTTCCCCAAGAGGAGCGTCAGAAGATTACTTTACTTACTATCCTAATTATAAGTGGCATATTTTTCTTTCGAAGACTTCTCAGAACGGTCAGGTAAATTCTTTAACTGATATAAAAAATAAATATCATCCAAATTATTCTTCTGATAACATAAATTACACAAACAATAATGGTGGAGCTTATAATTCTGTTATCTTTTTATATGATATAAATGATGGAGAGGTCAATAATGCTAGAAAAATAGTTCAGAATATAGAAGAGGGAAATATGATGCAATCAGCGACAGATGAAAATATTTTTGAATTTCAATCGACGCCTGAAGGTGAGGGTTCAGTGTTTCGTTTTCATCTGATGCCTTATATTGGGCCAACTATGGCTTTTGAAAAAGAGCAAACTGGAAACATGATCAAAACCTTTAGGGATAAAATGGTTTCGGACAGTTCTTTAGTAGACAATAAAAGCATAGTAAAATTAGAAAATTTGCTTAATGAATCTAAGAAAAATACTCAACATGGCGCTGTTAATCATATATTAGAATTTATCACCACAAACTGGTGGCAAGCAGGTTACGATCAATTAAAATCTGATTATGCTAATACTCCTATTTTTTCAGCTAGTGATTCAGGTCAATCTTTAAATGGCAAATGTCTACCTAGGGTTTTAGGTTATAGAGATCCTTTAGAGTCTAGATTTACAGCGAATGTTCTTATAGATAATGAAACAGAATGTTTAAAATTATTAAATGATATAACTTCTATTTTTAGGGGTTTGACTTATTATAGGAACAATTTAATTACTACCACCATTGATGTTTCTAAGCCTATTTCTTACATGTTTAATAATACTAATGTGAAGGATGGGGTTTTTACTTATTCTACTGGTAGCGTTGATGGTAATTATAGCGTAGCAAAAATTTTATATAAAGATAGATATAATAAGTTTGAAGATGAAGTTGAAGTTGTAGAAGATAGCGAATTGATAAAAGAATATGGAATTGTATCAAAAGAAATTTTAGGATTTGGGGTTACTTCTAGGGATCAGGCGAGAAGAATGGGCTTGTGGCTTTTAGCTACAAATAGATTCGAAAATAATGCTGTTACATTTTCGACTGATATGCAGGGAATCATTTTAAAGCCCGGAGATGTGATTCAGATAGAAGATTCTTTTAAAAGTGATTACCTTTTACAAGGGAGAGTAGTTTCTGTTGATAGATCTAATAAATATATTGTTGTAGATAGGAAAATCGATGTAAGATTTGCTGGAAGTAAGATCAAATTTTTATGTGATAAAACATACGATTCTTATAAGGATATATCTAATTCGGATCAATTTGACAACCAAGAAAGAGAAGATGTTATAGAATTATATATTGAGCGCATAGAAAATGATACAAATAGGATTTATATCAGAGAGCCGCTAGACTCGAACGGTAATGTTGATGTAGAAGCTTTTTCTAATTTCTATAAAATTTCTGGATCTTCTCCATTTATTATCCAGTCTGATATAGTTTATTCTAGTATAGATAAAGAAGATGAGTCTCAAGAAAGTGATTCTTTAGATAATAAAAACTTATATAAAATAGTTAGCATAGCTGAGCAAGATGTCAATGAGTATTCTATTTTTGCTATTAAATATGATAGAAATAAATATTTGAGTCTTGATAACAATATAATAGATGTGCGGAGCGGCGTTTCTAAGAACACGATAAACTATTCTTCTTCTGAAAATATAACGGAAGTTGATTTAACAGGAATGCAAGGTTCTTACTATAGTTTAGATCGAAAAAGTATCACTCAAATCGGTCAATTAGATTTTGATTATTCGTTTTCAGAATCTGAATCAGCTTTAGAAGATGACTCTTCAGATAATTACGCTGTTTTGACTCTGAAATTTGATGTGATTAAAAATTATATAGATACTCAAGCTTCTTTGAATAATGAGTATTATGTTAAAGTAGATCAAATACTGTCTTCAGGTGGAGGATTTGTTTGTAAAATAATATCTAAAAATCAATCTATCAGATTTAAAGTACCCATTACTAATGCTGAGCAAAAGACAATATTCTTAGGAAAATTCCCTGAAGAAGTGTCTAACGTGGTTTCTTCAGCATCTTCTATAAAAATATACATCTATGATGTAGAAAACAAAATAATTGAAGTGTAATATAAAATATGCCGATTATAACAGGTCCATCAGGCTCGACAGGGCCAAGTAATTCTTTTGAGATACGAGGTTTAGATATATCTAACTTAATTTCTTATGGTAGCATTGATTACACGGTGTCGCCATCAACTTATGGACTAAGTTCTGATAGTAAATTAATTTCGGCGTCTATTCTTCAAGATGATATAAGTTTTAAGCTTACAGTTTTTGACACATCTGATAATAAAGTCATTAATGATTCTAATATAAGTTCTCCTGATTTCTCTGGAATAAAGGTGGATTTATACGATTCTAACAGGAATTTTATTCGTAATTTAGTTTCTTCAACTAAAAGCACAAATATAACGCTAAATAGTTCTTCTATTAGCAATACGATTGAAAAATACACTGGTTATGCTAATTTAAATGATTTTAGAACTTTTTTTGTTGATTTTACATCTTACAGTGTTAATGGTAATAGTGATGTATATAGGAGTATATTAACTTATCCTGAAATACAAATAACTGGTGTCGAATTTACTAATACAAATCCTTTACAAGTTGCGCCGCTTTTAAATGATTATACATATGCTAAAAATATTTCTGTCACTTTAGTTGCAGATCCAAATGATTTGCCTTCTGGCAATGCTAATCTCTTTGATTTTCAGAGCGGATATTCTACTCAGGTTTTAAATTATCAAAACAATAGAGTAAAAACTTTTTTTGAGATTGTTCCGCCGGTTTCTGGGGCTGATTATGTTGATTATACTGATCCTTTTAATTTTGTATTTTTGCCATACGACTATTTTAATACTGGGAATTATTTTTTAAGTTCTGGTGTTAAGGCTCCTTATTATTTAACAGAAACAATTCCTTCTTCTTTAAATAATTTAACAGGGTTTATATCAACATCTCAAAATAAATACGATAAAAATTTAGATACAAAAGCTGTAGTTAAATGGGATGCTATTCCTCAACAGGAAAATTTATCATTTGAAGCTCATGTAAACGAAAAAGGTTCTGATAATATTAGTTATGTATTTACTTCTCAGAACACTCAAGTAGAGTCAATTGAATATATAGCTTATGGAACTGGAACAGGAACTATAAGTAATTTTGATACAGCAGATTATTATTCTGGTTCAGATCCTATTTTTAAGCCTTATGGAAACGGTGGCATACAATGGTCTGATCATACTTTATTTATAGATAATTATAATTCTCTTCCTGTTGATTTGTATGCTACGGGTTCAGTGTTAACTTCTGTTTCAGAAATAAGAATTCCATCTGGTTCAGTAGATAGTTCTGAATTATATTTCGTCTATAATTACGATAATTCTTCTAATTCTTTTTCTATTTTACCTAGTGGGGGTCAGTATAGTGGTACAATATATACTGGCACTTATACTGGCGCGAAATATACAGGAACATATTCAAATCCAGAAGATTATGGCCCTTCAGGATATGATGGTGTATCTGGATTTTCTCCGTTAACAGTAAATTTTGAAAGTGGGGTTTTATTAGCTAAAAGAATAACAGGGTTCACCGGAGAAATAGATTTAATACTTTCTGAATTTGAACCAAGAGTAGAATTCGATTTAAAGCCAAACAAAAATTATGAAGTAAAAGTTAGAGCCGCTTATGAAGATGGTACGGTATCTGATTTTTCTGACACGCTTCTTTTTACTTCTGGGCAAATATTAAATAATATAGAACAGATCTTTTCTGGTCAATATGTTCTAGCTGGTTCTGGGACTAGTGGATATATTCCATTTTTTAGCGGCGACGATTTATTATTTGATTCTATAATTTATCAAGCTACAGGAAATATTGGCATCAACAAGCTAGAGCCAAGTGGAAAATTACACGTTGGAGGAAATGTATATATTGATGATGTACAACAAGAAATAGATGATGAAAAAGTTCTAGTTTGGAATTCTTCTAGTGGTTTAGTTGGGTATTCACCGTTTGCGGCTTCAAGTGGAACTTCAGGAACTAGCGGAACTTCAGGAACTAGCGGAACTTCAGGAACTAGCGGAACTTCAGGAACTAGCGGAACTTCAGGAACTAGTGGAACTTCAGGAACATCAGGTACTAGTGGATCATCAGGAATTAATGGGACAGATGGTACATCGGGATCTTCTGGTACTAGTGGATCTTCTGGTACTAGTGGTACATCTGGTACATCTGGAACATCAGGCACTAGCGGAACTTCAGGGACATCTGGAACATCAGGAACTAGTGGTACATCTGGAACATCAGGAACTAGTGGTACATCTGGAACATCAGGCACTAGCGGAACTTCAGGGACATCTGGAACATCAGGCACTAGCGGAACTTCAGGGACATCTGGAACATCAGGCACTAGCGGAACTTCAGGGACATCTGGAACATCAGGAACTAGTGGTACATCTGGAACAAATGGAACACATGGTTCAGATGGTTCTTCTGGCACTAGTGGAACATCAGGAAGTTCTGGTACAAGTGGTACGTCAGGTACTTCTGGAACTAGCGGAACATCAGGAACTAGTGGTACATCTGGAACATCAGGCACTAGCGGAACTTCAGGGACATCTGGAACATCAGGAACTAGTGGGACTTCTGGAGCAAATGGAACACATGGTTCAGATGGTTCTTCTGGCACTAGTGGAACATCAGGAAGTTCTGGTACAAGTGGTACATCAGGCACTTCTGGAACTAGCGGAACATCAGGAACTAGCGGAACATCAGGAACTAGTGGAACATCTGGAAGTTCTGGAAGCTCTGGATCTTCAGGAAGCGGTGGATCATCTGGATCATCAGGTACTAGTGGCACATCAGGATCATCAGGAAGTAGTGGTTCTTCTGGAAGTTCAGGGACTTCTGGAACTAGTGGAAGTTCTGGAAGCTCTGGAT